AAGGCTCAAGAAAAACAGGCAAAATAAAGCGGTTTTTGGGCTCAGTGCCGGCCAATATCGGGCACCCTTATACCTGGATCTCGGATCGCAGGGACGGAAATCTCTCGCCGCAAAGAGTACTCAGCAACTACCCGTAATGGATGAAGATCGCTTAAAACCTGCGATTTTGCTGTTTGAAAAGAATATGTATAGGTAAAAAGAGCAGGGAAAACCTGCACGTACACAAGTATGTTAGCGTATATTTGTGTGCCGCCGTCATTATGAAGACGGGGCTCGAGGTACCGGATGACCGCCTCTGTAATTCCCTAACGCTATGTGGCATTGTTCAACTCGGATAATGTTTTTTTCGCCCGGAAACGGGCGAAGTGTGGCTGAACAATCTGGATAATGCTAAAACGCTTCGCGTTCATGATGTTTGTTGATTATTATCTAAGATCTAAAAAAGCTCGAGCGATAGCGAAGAGCAGATTGACGTAGTCAATCTGATAATAGTATAAATATTGAACTGCGAGGAATATATGCGAGTTACTGAAATCATTTCTGAAGATCTTAATGAAAATGCTAAACGAAAGGCATGGCAAAAGTTTAGCGGTCTATTCATGGGCATGAGTCGTAAAGATTTAGTAGAAAAATTGGCCAAACAGTGGGCTGATGATATTGAGAATGCAGTATCTAGAGGTGTTCCAGCACGTTTATCATCACCTTCTAAAATCATTCCGGAAAAATTCCGCGGAGATAGCACTATCCTTTCCGATGCACGTAATTTGGCTAATAGGATGGTAGCACAAAAAGTTGGTGGATCTATGCTAAAGGGATGGAATCAGTTATCCCCATGGATCACAAGTTTAGGTTTAGGATATTCTTTTTATAATCTGGTTACAGGTATCTATGAAGATGCTGGCAAATATCAAGGTGCTGATTTCCAAGCGGCTGCTCAGGTTAGAATTGATCGATTTGTCGCAGAAGCTGTTACTATAATAACAGTTCCTATTGCAACAAAGATTTTAAAATTACCTACAGGATTCCAAAGTTGGTTTGGCTGGATACCCGGTGTTACTGCTGTGACTAACGCTCTTGCCGCATTAAGCCCAACAGCAAACATAGCACTACAGGGCTGGCTAGCCACAGACGAAGGCCGTAAAGCAGTGGCAGAATTTCTTGTTTACAACTCTTTTGCTAATTCATTCTTACAACCAGTACGTGCTTGGATTGGCGGTTGGGTTAAACAAAAAACTCAACCACTGATCGATAAGATACAAGACTTTAAAGATCCAGCGGGTGCCGCAGGCCGCCAGCCTGAACGCGATCAACGAGCTGCCGCGCAAGCACAGCGTGATGCAGATGCAGAAATAAAATGGGATCCAAAAACAGATCCCCTCAACAAACCAACACCAGTTAATCCTAGATAAGAGGCATTTTAGTTTCTTTGGTCATGTCGATGTTTTCTTTGATCACAGAATAGAAACTGTCTCGATCATCGGCTGAATAGACATGCAGTAACTCTTGTACTGTTACACCGCCTCTCATGTACCAACTTATTCTTGATAATTCGTTTTTAAATTCTTGTATTTCTTTATCTAGCCTAATTAGATATGTTTCAATGTCCGAGGCAGACATCCTAATTAGGCTTTGGCGAAAAAATTTGCTTGGTCAAGCTCGATAAGCAGATTATCCTCAGTACTGCAATTAGCACAGGTAACATGTTGTCTAGGAATAGTCCATTTATTTCTGTTATCTTCTAGATGTTTCTGTAGTTGATCAATAATTTCGACATCAGCATTTTCTAAAAATTCTTTGATATAAGTTTTTTCGATAACAGTTGCTCCGCCTGCTTCTATGCTATCTATTTGTGCAGTAAAAGCGTTAATACGCAGTTTGCCCAGTGCTACAAATACTTCTTCCATTAATTTTTTCTTTTCAGCATCGATGTCAATTAGGCTAATTTGATTAGCCTGTTGTTGTATTTGGAAATTTTCTAATCCGAACTCTGAGCTTTGTTTGTAAGTTAACGGTCTTGTTTTGATTAACATATCTTTTAACACAAGAGTATCTTCGTATGCACAGCTACCGAAGTGATCGATAAATGTATTAAGATTAATAGTATAATCGTTTTCTGTTCCACAGTTTTTACAAACATTTTTAACAGACAGTTCATTACCAAAAGTAGCAATACGGATAGCAGTTAACAATAGATCTGTATCTATAATTGACACATCCCACGGATCTGTTAGTGTTGGACAGCAACTTTGGAAAATCCTTACGGTACTTTCTCCGGATAATAGCGCATCTGGAGTTTTAAGTATGATCTCATCCATACCGGTCATGCCGTAGATTGGCATGCGATTTATATCCCCAGATACTGTATTAGGCTTATTAAAAATACCTTTGCTAGGCAGGCCAACATAGATCTTTGGTTGTCTAAAAAACTGCTGTAATGGATTTGTGGTCATATTTTACTCCGGATAAATATTTGTGAACTCGTGTATTTATATACGCATATTTCTTGGATTTTTTAAATGGCTGACCCTTCTGCTTCCGATATTAGTTCGTTAAAAACATCAATTGACGCTCTTACTGTTTCTGTTAAAAATATGGGAGGATTTCAACTGCCTTCTGTGGGTACAGTTATCAGCGGAACTGTAGGATCACTGACTAAACTAACTTCAGGTACTTTTGGACTAAGTGATGCTCTAGAGCTTACTACTAAGGCGTTTAACGTCTTCCCTGTTGTTGGCGGAGTAATGGGCGATGTACTAGGAAAAGTAGGTCGCACAGGTATTGAATTTAATAATGTTTTAAAAGACGTTTCTAAGAGCGGTATGAACTTTGGCCTAGATATGGGCCTAATGGTTAATTCGATCACTGGTGCTAGAATGAGCTTGCCTGAGTTTCAGGCAATGGTCAAAGAAAACAGCGTAGCATTAAAAGGTCTTGCTGGCGATGCCGCAGGTAGCGGATTGAGATTTTTAGCATTTGCTAAAGATGTACAAGAATCAAACCTAGGAAGAGAATTAAAAGCCACAGGAGTAGGTGCTGACGAACTTAACAAAGCGTTAGGAATATCAACTTCTATACGCAGAGGCTCAGATCTTACTACAAAAGAATCTAACATAGCAGTAGTTGAGAGTGCTCTTTCTCTAGCTAGAGAAATGGATAACGTTGCTCGACTAACAGGAATAAGTCGACAAGAGCAAGAAAAAGCTGTGCAAGCACAACTGCGTAAGAATGAAGTAGAAATTGCTCTCATGGCTATGGATGAAGACCAAAGAGAAGCATACCTAAAAGGAACTGCCTCTCTCAGCGCATTTGGTAAAGATGCCCAAGACGTGTTTACTGCTTTTAAAACTGGAGGATTAAGGACCGCTGAAGATTCTATGAAGGCTGCGGCTCTAGGTCCAGAGTTTACGAGATTAATTAGAGAACTTTCTGAAATCGAAGGCAACGATGATGAAGCTAATCGCCGCCGAAAAGCAGTTATGGAGGCAATGGATGCTGAAACCCTACGTCTAGCAAACAATAAAGAAGAATTAAGAATTCGTGCCGCTCAGGTAACTGCAGGGGGAGAATGGGGACAAGCACAAGGACGAGTAATTGTTGGCATGAAAGACTATGCTACAGCACTTCAACAGATACAGAGAGATGGTCTTCGAGCAGGCGAAACTATAGAACAGGCTAAAGCTAGAATTATAAAAGAAATAGAAGATCAACGCAGAGCCGCTCGTACAGGCGAAGTTTCACCTGAACAAATGGCGGCCACTGTTATTAATAGGACAGAAGATCTGTTTAAAGATATCAGTGCAGGGGTAGGTACAGCATTTGATGCGGCAAATAAAAAAGCATTCGGATTGCGTGATGCTTTTCAAGCAGTAAGCGACAAATTAACACCTATTACCCAAGCCAGTAGTGCCCAACTTGGTCGTGCTGTATATGACAAAATAACCGCAGTCGGTGAAGGCAACAGAGAAGCGATTGAAACTAGTACAAATCCTGAGATTAGCGGATCAAACGAAGCAGAAGCACAGAGAAGAAGTAAACTCGGAAACGTAGGCCGAGAAGCATTCGGATCAAAGGATGTTTTTGGAGATTGGTTTAGCGGCCCTTTAAACAGATTATCATTTCTAGCTGAAAGAGAAGAAGAAGCTAGCGTTCCTTGGAGTAAACGATCACAGTTTATAACAGATATTGCCAGAGATGATCCTAGCGTACTTGCACCATTAATGAAAGAAATGCAATCATCGTTAGCCAGTGCATCTACATCCAGCGCCGACAGTATCAAAGGTTTAATGACTGAAATCATGAATACCGTTCCTACTTTAGTATCCGGTGGCGGATCTACCGCGTCTAATATTGCTAACTCAGTTGCAGGAAGCACAGCAATAGACAGCGGAACGGAAATTCAGATCGAGATGGTGAAAGGCATTAATAACTTAAATAAACTAACCGCCCAACTAATCGAAACAGTAGAATCGACCGGGTCAAGTACCGCAAAAGCAATTAAAAGTAAAGGCAATTTAATAGCCTAAGGATTAATATGAGCTGGAAAAAATATTTCACACCAGTACCGACTGTATCAAATTTAAGTCCAATTTCTGGAAATTCTTCATCGCGACCAGGACCGGCTGCTACAAATTATTCCAGCTACTTGCCAGACGTTTATACCGGTAGTCCAAACCGTGTTGAACGTTATCAACAGTACGAAGTGATGGATTCAGATCCCGAAGTTAACGCGGCTCTAGATATTCTAGCAGAGTTTTCTACACAAAAGTTAAAGGACGGTAAAACTCCTTTTACAGTTCAATGGCGACATAAAGCAACTAATTCAGAAATAAGAATTTTAGGTGAATATCTACAGCAATGGTGCAGAATACAACAGTTTGATGTTCGTATTTTCCGTATGATGCGTAACACATTCAAGTACGGTGATGCTTTTTTTATTCGAGATCCAGAAACACAAAAGTGGAGCTATATCGATCCTAGTAAAATTGTAAAAATTATTGTTAACGAAAGTGAAGGCAAAAAACCCGAGCAATATGTAGTTAAAGATCTTGCACCTAATTTTGAGAGCCTTGTTGTAACACAGATTACACCTAACATTAATCCTAGACAAGGAACAGGCGGTATGGCTGGCAGCGGAGGATATGGAGCGATTGGCGGAACTATGCCTAAGAGCAACGCATATCCTACTAGTAATACTGGACGGTTTGGTACTAGCGAAACTGAATATGCAATCAACGCAGAACATGTAGTTCATCTTAGTCTTTCAGAAGGATTAGATAACAATTTTCCGTTTGGCAACAGTTTATTAGAAAATATTTTTAAAGTCTACAAGCAGAAAGAACTGCTTGAAGACGCTATCTTAATCTATCGTATTCAACGTGCTCCAGAGCGCAGGGTGTTTCACATTGATGTAGGTAACATGCCAAGCCACATGGCTATGGCCTTTGTTGAAAGGGTTAAAAATGAAATCCATCAGCGTCGTATCCCTAGCCAAACAGGCGGCGGTCAAAACGTTATTGATAGCGCATATAATCCGTTGTCAATTAACGAAGATTATTTTTTCCCACAAACCGCAGAGGGACGTGGATCCAAAGTTGAGACCCTGCCTGGAGGGACGAATCTCGGTGAAATCGACGATTTAAAATACTTCACAAACAAGCTATTCCGCGGCCTACGAATTCCATCAAGCTATCTGCCAACAGGTGCAGACGATAGCCAAGCATCATATAATGACGGTCGTGTTGGCACAGCATATATTCAAGAACTGCGTTTTAACAAGTATTGCGAACGTCTACAAGCATTAGTAACTAGTGTATTTGACGAAGAATTTAAACTGTTTATGTATCAAAGAGGTGTTAATATTGACGCTAGTCTCTTTGAATTAAAGTTTAATCCGCCGTTAAATTTTGCAAGTAGTCGTCAGGCTGCTATGGATACTGAACGCATTAATACGTTCAATACTGTACAGGCATTGCCTTTTATGTCAAAACGATTCGCTATGAAGCGTTATCTAAATTTAACCGACGACGAGATAGCAGAAAACGAACGTATGTGGGCAGAAGAAAACGGCAAAGGACAACCAACTTATACTGACTCTGCTGGCGAATTACGCTCAGCTGGTCTTAGTGCCGCAGGTATTGAAGGTGATCTAGGTATGGCAGGTGACCTTGGAGGTGATGAAGGTATTGAACCTTTAGATGCTGGCTCTGAACCAGTAGCACCTGCGACACCTGCCGGAACGGTACCTCCCGCATAAATATTAATATGATACTTCGCGAATTATTTTATATTGATCCTGATACTCGCCGCACAGCTAACGACTTTCGTTACTCAGCGGATCGCGATATCACCACTATGCATCGTGACGATACACGAAAAACACGTCTAACATTAAGACAACTCAACGAATTACGTAAGAGCAGTGAAGCACACATTTTAGAACAAGAGAGAGAATTAGCGTTTATTAGCGACATGTATAAACCTCAAATGGCTCCTACTGCATAAATACGCCATCAAATTATATTAAAAGACTGTGAAAACAGTCTATTTTTACGCCATTATAACTCGGTTTTTTATAATATATGTAAATATAATACAGCCTTGTCATCATATCACAGGAGATTAAAACATGACTGATCGTAAACAATTTGAAGCCATGCTAGAGGCTTTGATCAACGAAGATCAAGAAACAGCAAAGGACATTTTCCATAATATCGTAGTTGCAAAAAGCCGCGAAATTTATGAAGAGCTATTAAGCGAAGACTTTGATTTAGAAGAAGCTAAAGACGAAGACGAAGAAGAAGCAAAACGTAAAAAAGACCAAGAAGAAGTAGATGAGTCTTTTGACGAAGCAGCCGACGACGAAGCCGATATGGGCGACGAAGAAGGTGAGGAAGGGGATGAAGGCGATGTAGGTGGCGATGCTACTGACGATTTAGTCGGTGACGTTTCCGATGATGCTGGATCCGAAGAAGGCGACATGAGCGATGAAGAACAATCAGATCGTATTCTTGACCTAGAAGATGCTTTAGAAGAATTAAAAGCAGAATTTGAACAACTAATGGCAGGCGAAGGCGAACCAGAAGGCGACATGGGTGCTGATATAGGTGCTGACATGGGCGGCGATAACATGGACGACATGCTTGCTAAAGAAATGGGTGCTATGCCAGTAATGGAATACAAGCACAAAGTAACAGCAAAAATGGGTGACAACGGTGCAAACGCCAAGTCAGTCGTAGCTGGTAAGAACGATATGGGCGGTACAACTGCTAATATCGCAAAGGGCGGTACAGAGCCTGACAGTTCTAGTACAAAAGGTGGTTTACTAAATCCTTCTACTAAAGAAGATAACGCAGGTAACGTAAATGTTCCAGGCGGAAATAAAGTAAAACTAAGCCCAGTTAGCGGTGGTCACGGTGCTGAGAAAAAAGGCAAAGGTGAATCTGCTGATAACAAGAAGTCGATCATTGGTGGCAAGTAATTAGATGTTATACCTCCGAGAAAACCTGAGCTTTGATCAAGCTAAAATCGTCGTTGAATCTGACGACAAAGAGGGTAAAAACTTATACATGTCCGGAATTTGTATTCAGGGCGGTATAAGAAACGCTAACCAGCGTGTTTATCCTGTGGGCGAAATTGGCAGGGCTGTCAAAACCCTTAACGATCAGATTCAGAACGGTTACTCAGTTCTTGGAGAAGTAGATCACCCTGATGATTTAAAAATTAATTTGGATCGTGTATCGCATATGATAGTTAATATGTGGATGGACGGTCCAAATGGTTACGGTAAGTTGAAGATATTACCTACACCAATGGGACAACTAATTCGCACCATGCTTGAAAGTGGTGTGAAATTAGGCGTAAGTAGTCGCGGATCCGGAAACGTCAAACCAGACGGTTCCGGTGAAGTATCGGATTTTGAGATTATCACTGTAGATATGGTAGCTCAACCTAGTGCCCCCGGAGCATACCCCACACCAATTTATGAACACCTGATGAACAGTCGCGGTGGTTATAGTGCTTTCCGTATAGCGGAAGAGGTGCGTGGCGATCCTAAAGCACAACAATATCTCAAAGAGAGCCTATTAGGAATAATAGGCAAACTCCAATAACAAGGAGAATCACATGTTGGATGCACTAAAAACTTTATTTGAAAACAATGTGATTTCTGAGGAGATCAAGCAGTCAATTGAGCAGGCTTGGGAAGCGAGAATCACTGAGAATCGCGAACAAGTTTCTGCACAACTACGCGAAGAGTTTGCACAAAAATACGAACACGACAAAGAAACTATGATTGAAGCTGTTGATCGCATGATCACAGATCGTCTATCAGAAGAACTTGTTGAGTTTGCCGACGATCGTAAGCAATTAGCTGAGATGAAGGCAAAGTATGCTGTCAAGATGAAAGCAGATAGTAACCTAATGAAGGAATTCGTTACACGTCAACTGTCAGCAG